GAAAGTAAAGTTTTTTGTTCTTCGAGGAGATCTTTATAAGTTTCATTAAATCTTTCAGTAAATGTCTTCATTACCAAAGAGGGTACTTTATCTTTTTCCGTTATAGAGGACGAAACAACCGACATGGAATTAATCATTTTTGTTTCTAGTAAAATTTTGGTTTTGGGGTTTAAAGTCGCGCCAAAAATTTGAGACAATGTAGCTAGATTTTTATAATTTGGAACAAAATTATTAAATACGTCTTTGGAAAGCTTTTTATTAATAGAAGAAATAGCCCCGTTTTGCTCCTTAAAGATTTTTTCTTGATCTAGTTGTGAATATTGTTTTTTAGTTTCAAACATAAGCTTCTCTGCGACGCGTTCATTTAGGTTTTTAGTTTCCATAATTGCTTTATAAAGTTCCAATTCTTTACGTAATTCGGCGCCTTTTTTAAATCTTTCTTTAATAACTTCTATCGCAATGTCTCTTTTTTTGGTGTTTTTGTTAATTGTCTGTTTTATAATTTCACGAACCAATACTTCATAAATAAAAGCAGTATTTCTTTTTTTGTTGTGTTTAGCCATTATATCTGCTCCAAATCTTCAAAAATCTTTTTAATATCTTCTTTTACTTCGAAGATTTCCTTTTCTTCTTTTTCATAATTAGTTGTCTTGTTTTCAAATATACCTTTACCAAGCCCTAGTAATTCTTTTGCGCCAGCTGGGAGGTTCATTCTGATTTGACGCGATGGCAGTTTTGCCATTTCATCGTTGGATAAAGCCTTCATCTGTCGATTTCTAGGACCGGTGGAGCGGCGTTTGTCTTGCTGCACTGGGCGATACATCTTATGTTTGGAATCACGAGTGGTGGTGTTACCATCTTTGTCCATGTAAACAGTAGGCTTATCGTCCCGCTTCATAGTGGGTTCCGCAAGGAGGACGTCTTCTCCCGCGCCCTCTTCTGGCGCGCCTTCTGTCTCGGCAGGTTCAGCGAGTCCTTCTCCGCCGAAATCGACATCGCCGAGTTCACCTCCACCGAGATCACCGGCGCCAAGATCACCGCCACCGCTGAGCGGGGCTCCGCCAGTTGCTTCCACTTCGGCAACTTGCTCAAGTTGAGTGGAAATTTTTCTATCATAAAATAACTCTCTTTGATTGCGTAAAAACTCTTCATCTGAAATATCAAAGAGATGATGCGCAATCCACCTCTTGCTAAAGAATCCTTCTGTGGCGGCTGCAGCCACGTCGAACTTGGTCCTCCATGTCTCCAGTTCTTGAAGTTCTGATATTTTTGACGGATTATTTAATCTTAAGGTAAAGTTTATTAAATCATCCCCTCGAAACCCTAACGTATAAAGATGAATGATGCCAATTTTTTCCAACTCTGTAACTATAGATCGTTGTAGTCGTTGGACCGTGCGTGAAAAACGAATGTCTTTTTGTGCTAAAGCGCCTTTTTCCTCTTCCGCTCCCTCCCCTCTAATCATATAGGATTGGGGAATCTTGATGGCAGCAAACACTTTATCACGCAAGTATTTAACATCGTCAATATCCCCGGTAAACGTTCCACCGGGGAGAGACTGAATTTCAGTTTTAACATCTCCCCGGACAGGAATAAAGTAATCTTCTTCTACCGACATGGGATTGTATCTAAGGTCTACGCGCCCAGTATCGGGGTCAATTACTTGATTTCTTTTCATAGAGGTAATAAAGCGCTGCATAAACTGTTCCACATCTTGAGCCGGAATATTTCCCACATCCACATAAAATACTCTTCTTTCCGGGGAACGGACAATACGATATGCCATCATGGCATCTTCAAGTAGGGTCAATTGTCGCCAAATACGACGTGCTGGGTCTAGAACAGAAGTACCGTAGGGGGCAAATTTATCATTTCCTAAAATGCGAAAATGGGCAACTTGCCAATTCTCAAAAGTCACGCCCGCGCTGTTCCATTGAAATTGAATATAATTAGGATTATTTTTATCTTGTCCTTCTATCCTCTCAATATCACGGGAGGGAAGCCCAATAGCATTTTTAACTCCTAGATCGGGATCCAAGTCCAAGTAAAGATAAAAATCTCCAAATTTGCACATAGTTCTAGACCAGCCAAATAAATTGAATTCAATGTTCAGCACCTTATAGTAGAGCGTTTCTAAAATTTGTTTAATTTCTTCGTCCGGACATTGAATTCGCAACATCCTATTGTAGACATTAAAGGTTGTCATTTCATCTGCATAGATATCTAATGCGGATGCTAATTCCGGCATGTATTCCATTTGATCGAAATCAGAATAACGTGTAAGGCGTGACTGTGTATCCATATTATAAGAACTAAAATTATCTAATGGATTGTACCCTGCTCTCTCAAACGACTGCCCCGCAACATCTTTAAAGGTTCGCGCAAATTTATCCAATCGGCGGCGGCGTAATTGGCGAGTATTTTGAGACCGATAATTAATAATTGGTCCTGAGAATAGGCGCGTTAATCTTTTAAAGAGTGGAGAGTCGGGGTTCTTAGTGTTTTTATCAGCCATTTTTTATCCTTTTATAATCCAGCCAAAGTCTTTCATCTTCTTACGTTCTTCGTTTATTCTATCTTTCATGCTGTCTTTCGTTTGTCCCGTCGCCCGAGTATCTAGAGTCGTTGTGGTAGTAATCATGGCATTTAAAAATGCTTTTTTATATTCTATATCTCGTCGATTTTCAATGATAGCGGTATCTCTTACCCAGCATCCAATTGACGCTGCCATCACTAAATCATCATTGTATGAACGCTGTGCTTCTGGTCTCCCATTTTTCCAAATAAAAGTGTCGAGTTCGTTTGCCAACCGTTTAGAATAAATAGTTAATACTTTGTTTCTTATGAATTCTTCGAACTTAGCAATGATTAACGGTCGTGTTTTCATTGAGGTAGTGAACCCCGGAACCACTGATGAATTTCCTGCTGCCGCGTGTTGCTCGACATATTTATGCGTTCCTTTTTTAGAATGATATATATTATTGTAGTCGCGCTCTTTTAATTTTTCTAAAACGTGAAACCCGACAGAGTTATTTTCGATTACAATCATTGCATTGTTATATTGTAACCCAGTTGTATTAATTATTTCAGCAAAAATATCCGGAGTTGGCTTTCCTTTATATTCGCAAATTATCTCCATTGTTTCTAATTTAAAAACGTGAAAGGTGCTAGAGTCAGCGCCGTCGCCACGGGCGACGTCCGCAACTAATAAATAAGTATTTTCATCTTTAGGTTCTTCCCAGATCCAAGTATTTCTATCAAAACCCACGCGATGCGTGGGCTCTTTTACCATATCTTTTATGCGCATGATATCATCAGGATGTATAACCGTTTCACCAGAGGTATTAAAGTTACATTCATATTCTTGAGCAATCTGACGCTTACTCATATTTTTAGTTTCTACTTCAAACCATTTCATATCTCTATCGGGATGCACATCCCAATAGAGATTCACCGGATAAAATTCGTTTTCTCCACTTTCGGCGCCGACATAAGCTTCATGGAACCAGTCGCCAACGCCATTTGGAGTTGATATGGCAATGCAACGTCCACCAGTAGAGATTGTAGGGTAAAGACCCGTCCACAAATCGTCCAACCCATCAATATGCGCCGCCTCATCAATAACAAGCAGGGACAATGCTTCCGAACGACCCGCGTCTCCAGAAGTTGATGACGCCTTAACTTGAGAGCCGTTCGACAATTCGATGCTATTCTTGTTGTCTACTGCAAAGTCCGCGATTCGAATCCACTCTGGGAGGTTTTTTAGTATTGTTTTTACTTTACGTACTAAATTCGCGGCAGTCGAAAGCTTAGTAGCAACAATCAAAACATTTTTATCTCGATGAAAAAGAACAAGCCATGCTATGTAAGCAGCCGTTATTGTTGATATTCCTAATTGCCGCGCCTTCAAAACAATAATAAAACGATGAAGATCTAAACTATCTACCAAATCGCCTTGGAAATCATAAGTTTTAAAGGGAATAAGTCCTTTGCCGGGGTGAGGAATCTTGCAATAAGTATTAATAAAATAAACTGGCTTCTTGCCAGATTTTACTATTTCTTTAACAATTTTCTCTTTGGTGAGTTGATAAGCCATTAGGCATCTTTTCGAGTTACATTTTTAGGTTTTTTATTGGTGTCTAAATTTAAAAAATCTTTAAAACCTTTTTCTAATGTATCTTTAGAGGGCTCCCCCACTGTAACCACATCTTTCATGTTTCCCACGGTATAAATTTTTGTGGCTTGAACCCACGTGCGGATTTTGGACATGTTTTGAAGAATAAAATCTACTTTACCACCGTCCTTAAGGGATAGGGTATCTCCAGTTACTTTCTTGTATTCCTTCTTTAAATACTTGGCAATATCAGCAAATATTTGCTCAAGTTCCTCATCAAGTTTGGTATTGTGGAAAGCAGCCATTGGCATTTCTGACTGATAAGATACAATTAATTGCGGTCCAGCCATGCGTACATTAAAGCCATCCATAACTCGGGAGTCATTGATAGGACAACCCTGTTCTCTCTTGAGACCGATTTCTTTAGCATATCCCGTTTCTACAAAACGTTCGTCATGAGAGCCATCATAAGCATTTGCTGCTGCTTGATTGATTCCTTTTACTATATCATATACTGTTGCCATTTAATTTTGCTCCTTGTGTGGTCTCCAACCGGTTGCCCATCTTTCTTCTCGATCTTCTATCCATTGAATGTAGCATTTCCAGCAACATTCAAATTTGTTCATATAGAGATCATCTTTCATGTTAAAAGAGTATTCGCTACAAATTGGACAAACTCTTTTACTTTCTTTACTAATTAGATTTTTGGATAATAAAAACCCTTCTTCTTCTATTTTCTCGCTAATGTCTGCTTTCTGGCGTTGTTTGGAATAAAACTCTTTTAGATGTTGAAGATATTCTTCTTCTTTTTCGTCTGTCCAATTCGATTGAGGGTTCACAATAGTCTCTTTGCCAAACTTCTTTGCAATCGCTTTTTCTATATACGCTATTTTGTTAAGATCCTTTTCCATCTATTCATCATATTTGATGGTATGCCATTCACCATCCGCAACAATTTTCAGGCGGTGAGTGTCCTCTTCGTATATCATCAAACCATTCAGCGCGCTTGTGGCGGTTGGCTTAGAGGCTTCCAAAACTCTGGGTAGCATAAACCCGTGATCACTAGAGGATAATTCTAATATCGCCGATGTGCTCGGTGAACTCGTGCCTATGCCAATATTATCATTGCCGCCATCAGCAAATAACAGATGAGTGTTGTTGTCGGATTCTACTCTGAAATCATTCGCGGCAGCGCCATCTTCATTTAAAACGACCCCGGCGCTGTCTACTGTTATGGCTTCGCCATTGGC